CAACTTCTAATGTGCATGTTAACGGTTCAAACTCAGGAATTGGTTTTGTAGATTCTGTTACTATTGATACAAGTATAGGTATTAATAATATTGCTAATTCTGGAATGCCTTTTGCAGCTAACGGAACTTTTTCTGCTGGTGATTACATATTTGAAGCTAATTTGGTTGTAAATAGTATTGCAGTAACAACGGTAGGATCAGGATATAGTAATTCAGATACAGTTGTATTTTCTGGGGGCAGTCCATCAACTACTGCAGTTGCTAATGTAGTAACAGATAGTAATGGTACTGTTCAAGGTATAGAAATATCAAATAATGGTATTCAATATGAAAGCGTACCTGCTGTTACTATTACATCTTCAGGTTCAGGAGCTGTATTAAAAGCAAGAATGAAAGCGTCTGGCAACTCAATAGGGGCTGTTGGTACTATTAAATCAATTAATGCTACTCATATTGTAGCTAGAAATTTATCTAATGGAGCATTTACTAATAGTAGAACAATTACTAATGAAGGTGTAAATGCTTTTGCAAATGTAGCTAATTCAACATTGCTAGCAGGTTCAGGATATGCACCTTCTGATACAGTAACATTTAGTGGTGGTTCACCAAACGTAACAGCAACAGGTGTATTCTCTGCTAATGCATCTAACTCAGGCTCAGTACATAGTGTATTATTAAATGAGCCTGGTACAGAGTATGATTCAAATGCTTCGATAGTTATTAATACATCAACTGGAACTGGTGCTTCAGTATCAGTTAATATGGATTTCGGTTATGGATTACCTAAATCAGGTCAAGCTGATCTAACAACTATATTATATAATGCTTTAACATTTAGTACATTTACAATTGGTACTATTGAATCACTTAACTTTATTAACCCAGGAAGTGGCTATAATTTAGATCCTGTGCCTTTAGTTCATAACCCTTATGTTGCTGGTTTTAACAGAAGAGATTTAGTATGTGTTATAGGAAATAGAAACGGTTTATTTATTCCAGGTGAAAATTTATCACAGACTTTATCATTAGCTGGTTTCTTAGTTTCACATAGTGGTAATGTAACATTAGATGGTGGTGCACCTATAACAATAGGTGAAGGTGTATCTCAAGCAGCAACAGGAGCAACTGGTGTTATAGAATCATCTAATGCTACACATATTAAAATATCAAATCCAATTGGCACCTTTAATGACGCAACTGACATAGTTACATTATCATCTAATGCTGCTATTAATCCAGATTCATCAGGAGTTGCTGCTACAACAATAAGTGCTATAGCGTCTGGAAGATATAAATCTACATCAACTGTTAATAATGTTGAACAAATAAAAATTAGAAGATTAAAATTCGGTCAAGCTTTTGTAGCTGGAGCTACTTTAACAGGGGCTACATCTGGTGCAACAGCAAACGTATTATTCGCTTATCAAGATGATACAACTCTTCCAATAGGATTAAACGCTGTTGTTAATGCTACTGTTATTACAGCAAACGGAGTAGCATCAGGAGTAGAAATTATTGATTCAGGATATGGTTATGAAGCTAATTCAGTTGTTCAGTTACAAAATGATGACACACCATTCATTGTAACAGGCTCAGCTTTAACAGGTAAACAAGGTGTTGGTGCAGGCCAATGGAGAGATAGACAGAGCTTTATTAGTGACGTTTCAAAAATACAAGATAGTAATTATTACCAAGAATACTCTTATGTAGTTAGAACTGGTATAGCGTTAGCTAAATATGAAGAACAACTAAAAGAAATATTACATGTATCAGGTACTAAGTTATTTGGTGAAGTAGTTAAAGTAAGGGAATCAGAAACGCTAGCATTAACAGCAGCGAATGCAACAATAACAACGAGTTAATATGGCACACAGTTTTATTACAAATAATTTTAAAGTTTCTAGCGCAGAGCAGTTTAAAGAATCATTAACTGAGCCTGCTAATACTATTCTATATCTATATTATGGTAAACATACTCCTTTCCCTGACGGAGATACTACTCCCGCATTTGAAGAATCAATTAATAAAGTGCATTATGAATCATACAGAAGTATGATTGGCGGTAAAAAAGTAAATGATGCAGATGTAATTCATATGGTTAATCATAACCAATGGTCTAATAATACATTGTATGAAATGTATGATGATACAAAAGCTCATTTAGATGAAACTAATTTTTTTGTTGTTGTACAAGAAACTTCAAACTATAATGTATTTAAATGCTTAGATAATAACTATGGAGCTAATTCAGTACAAGCTCCTTCACTGACTGAAACTAATGCGAATGACTCTATTTACATTACAGCGTCAGATGGTTATCAATGGAAGTATATGTATACTATTCCAGAAGCAACATACGATAAATTTACTACTAATGAATATATTCCAATTGTTTCTAATACAGATGTTACATCAAGCGCAATAGATGGATCAATTCAAGTAATTAAAATTACTGACGGTGGTAATAATTATTCAAGTTATGCAAATGGCTTTGTTACCCAATATGGTGTAGCAGGTGATAATAAATTAATAGCTTTATCAGGGACAACTAGTTCTGTTTTAAACGTAGGAAATACCTCAGGGTTTGTAAAAGAGGAAGTAACAACATCCTTCGTTAATGGTTTAAGAATATTAGATGGCGGGGCTGGTTATACTACTTCTGATACTATTACTATAACAGGAACTGCTACAGCTGTAGCAACTGCTAATATTACATCTGTTGACGCAAATGGGGCTATTACTGGTGTAAACTTAATTACTAAGGGTAAGTCACATTCTGGTACTCCTACTGTGACAATATCAGGTGGTACTTCTACAGCTAACATATTAGCTAGCTTAGGAACAGCTAATGGTGTTATTATTGATTCAAATGCCACTCACTTAACGGTTTCATCTATTAGCGGCACTTTAGATGCAACAGATGAAATTACAGGTACAACATCTTCAACAGTTTCAAATGTAATATCAGTAACTCAAATAGGGGATGAATTATCCTCTAATACAGATTTTTACAAAGGCTCAGCTTTCTATATTGAATCAGGGACCGGTGCAGGTCAGATTGGTATAATTATGAGTATATTGTTACAGCTAATGAAAAAAGAGTGTTACTAGCTTCAGAGTTTAGTACAGCATTAGCTTCTGATAGTAAATTTACTATTAGCCCTCAAGTAATAATTACTGGAGACGGAACAGGAGCAGTTGCAAGAGCAAGAGTAAACAGTTTATTAAATGCTAACGTTGTTGCTAATGTTGAAGTTATTAATGTAGGAAGCGGTTATACATATGCAAATGTAAGTATTCAAGGTAATACAGGATTTGTTACTAATGCAGTTTCAAACAGTTATTTGACCACAACAGCTGCCGCACGAGCAGTAATATCACCACCTAATGGGCACGGATCAAATAATCTTTCTGAACTATTTGGTAATAAAATTGGTATTAGTGTATCTTTAGCTAATACTGAATCAGGTACGTTGATCGCTAATAATGACTTTAGAGAAATAGGTTTAATAAAAGATCCATTATTTGCTAATGGTACATTAACGTTTTCAGCCAATACAGCTGCTATAAGTTCAGGCTTAACAGTAACAGGAAGCACAAGTAACGCAACAGCTACAGTTGTTTCAGTTGCTTCATCTGATATATCTGTAAAAGATATTAGAGGATTTTTTAGCTCAAGTGAAACAATTACATTTACAGGCGGTAATGCTACACTTAGTGCTGTATCACAACCTACATCAACGTTTAGACAGACACACAAATATACAGCAAACGTTTCTTATACAGGTACGCAAGGAAACGGACTAATAGAAGATGAAAAAGTTAATCAAGGAGAATCTTTAGCTTCAGGATTTGTTTTATCTCATCCAGGTACTTCTAATGGTAATATTGAATTAACTGATGTTAGAAATACATTCTTACTGTCTGATGTATCCGGGGGTGATAAATATTTATCAGGAGCTAATAGTGCTGCAGAGTTTAAAATAACTGGAGTCTCATTACCAGAATTAAAGAGCGGTTCAGGTGATATAATTTACAAAGAGAATATCTCAGCTGTTGAAAGAGATAATAACCAGACAGAAACATTTAAATTAATATTAAAATTTTAGGGTAGTAGATGAGTTTAGATACAAATTTCAACGTAAGTCCATATTACGATGATTACGATGAAGATAAAAAGTTCCAGCGTGTTCTTTTTAAACCAGCCGTAGCATTACAAGCAAGAGAACTTACTCAGCTTCAAACAATATTACAAAACCAAGTAGAAAGATTTGGTAATAATATTTACAAAGAAGGAACAATTATTGAAGGTTGTTCTATTACTCTTGATCCAGCCTTTGATTATATTAAAGTAGCAGACTTACAAGTAAATGGTCAACCCGTAGCTCCTTCCACTTATCTTACATTATTTGCTAAAGGTACAGTTTCTAACGTCACAGCTCAAATTGTTGCTTATGCTGATGGTTTGGTATCTCAAGATCCAAATTTAACTACTTTATATGTTGACTATCTTACAACTGGCTTAAGTAATGCTAAGACGTTTACAACTACTGAAACTATTGAAGTACACAGTAATACTTCTTTTAATGCTAACTCATTATATAATAATACTACATTAACTATTGCAGGTTCTGAAGTAACAGATGCAAATACAGCTGTTGGCCAAGGTTACGCTGTAAAAGTATCTGAAGGTATAGTTTATTCAAAAGGACATTTCTTAAAAGTAGCTTCTAATACTGTTATTGCTTCTAAATATTCAAACAAGCCTGATAATGTATCTATTGGTTTTGATGTAGAAGAAACAATTGTTACTTCTGATTCTGATACAACATTACTTGATAATGCATCAGGTTATAATAATGAAAATGCACCAGGTGCAGATAGATTAAAACTCAATCCATTCTTAACAGCTATACCTACTCAAGATGCTAGATCTAATTCTAATTTCTTAGCTGTAATGGATTTCCAAAACGGTTTACCTATTTCTAAAAAGTTAACAACACAATACAATGTTATTAACGATGAAATGGCAAATAGAACATTTGAAGAGTCAGGTAACTATACAGTTAGAGTTAATGAAATGCAGACTGAAGCTGCTAATTCAACTCATTTTAATTTATTAATTGGTCCTGGATTACATTATGTAAATGGTAAAAGATTAGAACAATTTAATACAACTAGAATTGCTGTTCAAAAAGCTACAGCTTCAGCTAATACCTCAGGAGAAAATATTACCTTTAATATGGGTAACTATTTAATCTTAGATGAAGTAGTAGGTTCATTTGCAGCTAATACGGTAGCAACAATTTCATTAAGAGATACTGCAGGTACATCAGTAACTGATGGAGACAACTTAAGTGTAGCTCCTGGTACTGAAATAGGTACTGCAAGCGCAAGAGCTTTTGAATACAACGACGGTGTTCAAGGAACTGCAGCTGCTCAATATAGATTATATCTCTTTAATATACAAATGAGTGCTGGTAAAGCATTTAGAAACGTAAAGGCTGTACATTTAAACGGTAAAGGAACAGGTGATGTTGTTTTAGAAAACTCTAAAGCAGTCCTAAAAGAAAAGAATTTATTACCAGGTGTATTTGCTCTACCAAGCCCTTCAGTAAAGTCTACTTCTGGTGCTAACTTTATATTTAGAACTCAACAACAAACAACAGCAACATCTAATACATTTACTCTAAGTGCTGTAACAGGTGTCTTTCCTTATTCAGGAACTCTATCAAACAGTCAAAAGAAAGATTGGGTAATATATCCTCTTACAGGTGGTGGATCTCATGGTGGTCTAGCTAATAATGTGCCTATTAACTTAGATGATGTTGCAATTACAGTCTCAGGCGGTTCTGCTACTATTAACTTAACAGGTGCAGTACAGAGTGCTATTACAAGTACAGCGTTTGTAGTTGTTCATAACGAAAAGAAAACTAATGTATCACCTATTAAGAAAACTAAAAAAGAAGTTTTCGTAAAAATAAATTGTAGTAATAATAGTGCTACAACTAATGGTCCATTTAGTTTAGGATTACCAGATGTTGTATCAATTGACAACGTTTATGTTGGAACTAACTATTCTACAAGTAATCCAGACAATAAATCAAGCTATGAATTAGAAAAGAATGTATTTGAAACTCATTACGGTATTTCAAAACTAAGTGTAAAATCTGGAACTACACTTACTTCATCTTCTAGACTTTTAGTTAAAGCAACTGTTATGCAAGCTGACGATCCAGCTGATGGTAAAGGCTTTTATACAATTTCAAGTTTTAAAGATACTAATGGAACTGATGATCTTCCAATTACAGAAGTACCAGTTTATGAAAGTCCTACAGGTTTAAAAGGTGATCTTAGGAATTTAATTGATGTACGTCCTCAAGTCGGTAATACAGCAGCGTTTGCAACAGCAGCAGGATCAGCAACAGTTAACCCATCTGATACAGAATCATTTGGAAGTATAGAGCATTTTACAGCAGCTCCTAACCAATTATTTGAAACAGATTTTGCCTACTACTTAGGTAGAATAGATAAAATTGCTTTAAATGAGCAAGGCTATCTAACAACAAAAAGAGGTACACCTTCTTCAAGACCAGTTCCGCCTCAAGATATGCCTGGTGCTTTAAATCTTGGTACTCTAGTAGTTCCTCCATTCCCGTCTTTAACTTCTAAAGAAGCAAGAGGTACGGCTAGACGTAACGAATCAATTAGTATAACACCAGAAAATATTAGACGTTATACTATGAAAGAAATTGGCAAGTTTGAAAAACGTCTTAAAAATTTAGAATATTATACAACATTATGAATGCTTGAGCAAAAGACTCAAAACATGGCTATTACAGATGATAATGGAAATGATAGATTTAAAAATGGTATATTAGTAGATCCAGCAACTGATTTTAATACAGCAGATGTAGATAATAGAGAATTTAGTATAGGTATTGATCCTACAGCTACAGAATTTATTCCTAGATTTAGGCAAGAAGGGATTGATTTAGTTGTTGCTAATACTAATAATGTTATTGAATTAGACGGTGCTTATGTAATGAATGCTACTGAATCCATTATTATGGAACAAAGAGTAGCAACAAATCATAGGCCATGTACTGAAAGTTTCTTTAAGTTTAAGGGTAAAATTAATATGAACCCTACTTATGATTCTGGGTATGATGAAACAGTAGTAGGTACTAAAGATATATTCGTAGACAGTTCAGCTGGTATGAATGATCTATTAGATAACTTAAATGAATTTTATCCTTTAACTAGAACTAATATTGAAATGATAGGTAGTTCTACTGATGTACAGTCTGAAACAGATATAACAAGAGATACAAAATATAAACATTATGGTTATTGGGGCTATCCAGGGTATAATGCCTGGAACGGCTACTATGGTAACTATGGCGGTTATTATGGTGGTTATTATGGTGATTGGTGGTCAGGATATTATTACAATCCATATAGTATAACCACAGAGACAGCTGTTACTACTACAACAACTACAACAACAGATACTTATTTAAAAACAACACAGCAATTAGCAATGGGTTATGAAAACTCAACTTCACCAGTAGGTGATTTTGTAACTGATGTTTCATTCTCACCATTTATGAGACCGAAAAGAATAAGAATGATCGTTACAGGATTAAGACCTGATACACGTCATTATTTCTATTTTGATAATACTGACGTAAATGCTAATGTTGCTCCAGGAAGTGTTGCAGCTATTTCTTTACCTCCTTATACGTTATTAGATAAACCTAAATATGTATACAGATTCGGTGAGTATGGTGATGCTGTAAACTCTGATGAGTTTGGTGTAATAGAAGCTATATTTGATTTACCTAAAGAAACATTCTTAGTAGGTGATAGACAGTTAGTTGTAGCTGATGTTAGCTCAATATCTAATTTAGATACAGCTACTTCAAGTGCATCTGAGACTTATAGCGCTTATAATTATAGTGTAGAAAAAGAAAGTATTACAGTAACTACAAGACAACCAACATTCGATATTTCTTCTTCAGAAGAAACATATACAGAACAAACAATCGATGTTGATACAGATATTACAATTACAAATAGTTATGCTTATAACTGGTGGTGGGATGAATACTATCACTTAGATGTTAAACTACCAGACGTAGGCGGCCAGGACTCAAGTAATACAGCTTACTATCCATATACAAATAATGATATTATTATTTTAACAGATGGTGGAGATACAACTACAGGTACAGGTTCAAAAGCAGCTGATGCTATAACCGGTGGCGGTGGTGGTAAATCTAGAATTACTGAAGATAACAGAGAGCATAAGAGATAGGAGAATAAATGGGCGCAACTAATAAATGGTATAATAAGAGTAGTCTAAACGACGATCCTATTGCGCAAACTTTTAGGATTTTACCTGAACATTGTGCAGATTCTGATGGCTTATATTTATCATCAATTGATTTATTTTTTCAGAAAAAAGATTCTAAATATGGATTAAATGTTGATATTAGAGAAGTTAAAAACGGTTACCCAACTAAAAAAGTTTTACAGTTTAGTAAAAAACATTTATTATCTAAAGAGGTAGCAGTTTCAGCAACCGGAGCTACTCCTACAAGAGTTATTTTTCCAGGACCAGTATTTTTAAAAACTGGTTTGCAGTATGCTATTTGTATTAGACCTGATGCTGGTTCACCAGATTATAGAATATGGTTTTCACAAAAAGGAGAAAATGATGTAGTATCAGGTTCACCAATTAACTCAACTTGGGGTGACGGAGTCTTATTTGTATCTGCTTCTGATACATGGGAGCCTAGATTAGACGCTGATCTTAAATTTAGAATATATAAGAGTGTATTTAATGCAAAGAAAACTGGTACTGTAACTTTAACTAACAGAGATTTAGAATTCTTTACTATTAATAACTTATCAGGTACATTTAGAAATGATGAAGAAGTATATAAAGTGCCTTCTTCTTTTGCAACTGGTAACGTTGCTATTGTAAAAGGAAATACTACAGTAACTGGAACAAGTACAACATTCACATCAGATTATGCTGCAGGTGATTCTATTGTAGTAAGACAAACTTCAGATACAGATATAGCAGACGTATTAACAGTTAAATCAGTAGAAAGCGATACATCATTAACTATTTTAGGAGCTCCAAGAGTAGGCATTACTATTGGTAGAGCTGCTAAAGTTCCTACAGGAAGAGTTCAAAGAGTATTTGCTAATGCAACAGTTACTCAAGTAACATTAAAAGATTCAACTGCAGTAACTGGTTCTTACTTTGCTAATAATGATACAATAAAAGGTACTATTTCAGCAGCTAATGCAGCAATTACTTCAGTAGATAATAGAGTAGTAAATAATTTCCAACCATTTGTTTATAAAACTGAGCCGACTGGTTCAACTATTACAGCTGATTTTAAAATATCAGAATCAGCTAACTTAGATAATCAATCTACAAGTCAGCTTATAAGTGGTGTATCAAATAAAGTTTTTGATTATGAAGGTGCTGTATTTAGTAAATCAAATGAAATAGTAGGTGGTGGTAAAAAGTCGCTTGTTATTACTCAGACTCTTAAAACAACTAATGAAAATGTTTCACCTATTTCAGACCCTGAAGTTAGTTTAGTACAAACATATCAAAATTTAATTAATAACGATTATACTAATGAAAAATTATTTGGCTTAGGTGCTTCACAATCAAGATACTTATCTAAAACAGTTCAGCTTGCTTCAGGTTTAGACGCTGATGACCTAGCAGTTTATGTAACAGGTTATAGACCTGCTAATACAGATATTAAAGCATATTGTATGGTTACAGCTTTAGATGATTCAGATAAACTAATTGATAAGCAATGGACTGAAATGGCTATTTCACCAGAGCAAGTTAACTTATTTAGTTCTAATGAATCAGCAAACGACTTTAGAGAATTTAAATTTACTATTCCATCTATCCCAACAATTGATGGTAATAATAAACAAGCAGGCACAGCTAATACTACTAGCGGAAGTACAACGGTAGCAATAGCCTCAGCAAGTACATATTATTCAGCTGGTGATTTAATTATTGTTACTGATGGTATTAAAAATAACTATGTACTAGGAAGAGTAGCATCTGCTAATGCTACAGCAGTTGTTCTTAACACAGCAGCTGATAAAACGTTCTCTTCTGGATTACATTATAAAGTAAATACAGATGAGAAGCAATCAGCAGTAGCATATCCACAAGGTGATGGTACAGTAAAATTACGATACTTTGATAGTACTGGAGCTGAACACGAAACATTTGCATTCTTCCAGGTAAAATTAGTTCTACTTGCTGATGCAACTAACAAGGTACCAAGAATAGCTGATATGAGAGCTATTGCATTAAGCTTATAATGGATAGGATAACAAAAACAAAAGTTCCTTTCTTAGTTAAGGATAATTATAGCGGAGCAGTGCTAAATACTAATGTAGAGGCTTTGCAAGCTTATAAAGCTAAAAAGAAAAAATTAAATGAAAAGCTTTCTAGAATTGATAAATTAGAAAT